TCTGAAGAATGGTCAGGTGTAGCTCTTCCATTAGTACGTAGAATCTTCGCAGAAATTGCTGCAAAAGATTTCGTTAGCGTACAACCAATGAACTTACCATCAGGTCTAGTATTTTACTTAGACTTCAAGTACGCAACAGCTCAGCCAGGATTCACAACTGGTGCTGGTAAAGATTCACAAAATGATTCTGTTTTCGGTGTAACTGATGATAGAAAAGGAGGAACACCTGCAACTGAAGGTCTTTATGGTGCAGGTAGATTTGGATATTCTATCAACGAAGATACAACTGCAACACTAGTGAATGGTACAGGAGCACTTGGTACGGATATTAATACTGGTTCTGCATTTACTGCAACAACATTTGAAGACCATATTAATCATGACGCTGAATTTTCAGCTTCATTATCTGGTGCATATTCTCAATATCAAACTGTTGCATTCCAATTTCCAGCTGCTGAGTTAGCTGATGGTGATGGTGTTAGAGCATTCCAAATATCTGGTTCTGGTATTAGTACTTATTATCCACAATTTACTACAGTAACTGGATGGGCAGGTTTATCAACTGATACTCCAACTGTTAAGTTCCTAGTTAAAGGAACTGATGCAACTATAGCAGTACAAGATGCAGTTATTACTTTTCAAAAACAACCTAACAACATTAGTAGAGGTGACTTTGAAGACTCAACATCAGCTGGTACTGGAGCAGTATCTACTTTAGATATTCCAGAAATCAATCTTGAAATGAAATCTGAAGCAATTGTTGCTAAGACAAGAAAATTGAAAGCAGTTTGGACTCCTGAGTTTGCTCAAGACTTAAATGCTTATCATTCAATTGATGCAGAAGCTGAATTAACTTCTATGTTATCTGAATACGTTTCGCAAGAAATTGATTTTGAATTATTAGATATGTTAATCCAAAATGCTCAAACAATTGACAGATGGTCAGCAAAAATTGGTTTTGAATACAATGCAGCAACAACAGCGTTCACAGCAAACAATACTGCGGCACAAGCTTACAACCAAGGAACTTGGTTCCAAACTTTAGGTACTAAAATACAAAAAGTTTCGAACAAAATTCACCAATTAACTTTAAGAGGTGGAGCTAACTTCCTAGTGTGTTCTCCAACTGTAGCAACTATCTTAGAATCAATTCCAGGATATGCAGCTGATACAGATGGTGACAAAATGCAGTTTGCAATGGGCGTACAAAAAGTTGGTGCTATCAATAGTAGATTCCAAGTTTACAAAAACCCTTACATGACTGAAAATACTATCCTAATGGGATATAGAGGAGCTCAATTCCTTGAAACTGGTGCAGTTTATGCTCCATACATTCCATTAATCATGACTCCTTTAGTATATGATCCTAAATCATTTACTCCAAGAAAAGGTGTAATGACTAGATATGCTAAGAAAATGGTAAGACCAGAATTCTACGGTAAAGTATATGTAGATGGTTTAGATACTATATAATAGTTAATTTAAATTTATAATA